GACGGGGAAAAGGCTTTTAATGTTGCCCTGCGCCCGACTCTAGACAAATTGACATCCAAGTGTGTTTTTATTTCAACCCCGCGAGGAAAATCAAACTGGTTTAGTCAGTTTTATGAGCGTGGGTGGAGTGATAGTTACCCGTCTTGGATTTCCCTACACGGCACCTATCACGAAAATCCACGAGTTTCAGAAAAAGATGTTTTAGAAGCTAAAAGTTCGATGAGTATTGCCCAGTTTGAACAAGAGTATTTAGCATCCTTCAACACCTATGAAGGCCAAATCTTTAAGTTTGATAGTGCCAATGTGTTACAAGAAGAATCACCAGTAATAGGCGAAAGCTTTGGGGGATTGGACCCTGGGTACCGTGACGACACAGCCTTTTTAGTAGTGGTCTACGATTATCACAACGATTGTTTTGTGGTAGTAGACGAGTACGTGGATCGCGAAGTTCCCACAGAAATCCATGCTAATCGCATTAAAACACTATTGGAGCGTCACCACTGCGAATTGGTATTTATTGACTCAGCCGCAGCGCAGTTTGCAGCTGACTTGGCTTACAACTACGACATTGCTTGTACCAAAAGCAAAAAAGATGTTTTAGCAGGAATTAGTTTTGTGCAAAACTTAGTGGAAACCAACCGCTTAAAAGTGAAAGCCCACTGTCGTAAGACTTTAGAGATGTTGGATGCTTATCGCTGGGATACCACGGATAGTAGCCGACCAGTTCATGATCGTCATAGTCACGTAGCGGACGCGCTCCGATATGCACTATACAGTTTTGTAACCTAACAAAAATTTGGTTTGCAAAGTCATTGCTTTTAGTTTATAATAGGGGGTGTTGTGGACGATAATACCACATAAAAATGCGGGTGGGCTTAATTACCCCTTTACTGTGCCGACACACAGACCGCCACCTTCTTGTCGGAGATTGTTATGACTATTGGAATTTACCGTCTGTGTTTCAAAAACACAGATAAATGCTATATTGGACAAAGTACTTCTATTGAATTGCGTTATAAACATCATCTAAATAGTTTTGTTGGTGGAAAAGCAAACCCAAAAATGATGGAAGCGTACAATACATACGGTTTTCCATCTTTAGAAATACTTTGCGAGTGTGGCAGCGAAGAACTGGATACTTTAGAAGCTGAGGCTGTAGAAATTTATAATAGTGTAAATAACGGATTTAATATTAGACACTCAGCACAGGAGTCGCCAATATACTATGGCGAAGATCATCCGCGGTGTAGGTATAGTAATGAGGTTTTATTAAAGGCAGCAGAATTATTAACTGACACAAATAATAAAGCAAAAGACATAAGTAAAATAACAGGAGTATCTCTGGATGTAGTGCAAGCAATTGCGTCCTTAAAAGCCCATAACTGGATAGAGAAAGAAAATCCTGAAATATATAGCAAATTAGTACTTTTAAAAGGTACTAGAAAAAATCCAAAAGGCATTGCTGCTAGAGGTATTGCGTACCCGCCAGTACAGTCACCGGATGGTATAATATATACTAATATATCTAATTTAAGTAAGTTTTGCGAAGAACATGGGTTATGTAGGCCAAATTTTAGAAAACTGTTAAAAGGAAAAATAAACAGTTCTTTCGGTTGGAGACTTGTTACCAATGGCTAAAAATACAAGGAACAGAATCAGTGTAAAATGGATTAGAGACAAAGCAAAGTCGGCCTACCAAAAAAAGGATCATTGCTTTGTTTGTGGTAGTGAGAGTGATTTGGAATTACATCACACTCACTCTATAACTCTGCTTTTACATCGTTGGATAGAAAAAACAGGTAGAGATTTTTCTTCAGACGAGAGTACAATTGAAAACCGTGATGAGTTTATTGAACATCATCGTAAAGAAATATACGATGATGTATATACTCTTTGCAATCCTCACCATGTTTTACTGCACTCTGTTTTTGGAAAAGCTCCAGGACTTCATACAACAGAAAAGCAACGTAATTGGCTAGAAGTTCAAAAGTCCAAGAAAACTGGAATCGTTACCCTCAAAACTGAGTTGATGACGTTTTCTAGCTTATATTCTGGATTTGATGGGTTTTCAACTCTGTACAAGAGGACTGTATGAGCTGGATAAATAATATAAAGAGCTGGGTTCAGAAACTGAACCCAGCACAAACGGTTATTAGCAGAGAAGAAGGTAGCTTAGTAGATACCACTGCAATAATCACATACAAACAAGCGTTTGACAAATTAGAAAGTGTTAACCGTGGGGTTAACCTGGTAGTAAACAGTTGTAGTGGCTTAGACTACGATATAAAAGACAAGAAAATAGAAGGGGTTGTAGACGGTGTACGTCAAAAGAGTTTAAATAACCTATTAAACTTCCGTCCAAACCCTTATCAAAGTGTTGTAGAGTTTCGCAAGAACGTTTTTACAGACTTCTTATTAGAAGGCAATGTGTTTTTGTACTGGGATGGGGCGTTTTTATACCACCTTCCAGCAGAAAATGTAACAATTGAAACGGATTCAAAAACCTTTGTAAAGCGCTACAATTATAACACAGAGGTGTTTTTCAAGCCAGAAGAAGTAATCCACTTCAAAGACTTGAGTAGCAAGAGTATTTACCGCGGCGATAGCCGTTTGCAGAGCTGTGATCGCAGCATTAAAACCCTGTACAAAATGCAGAGTTTTCAGGACGGGTTCTTTGAAAACGGTGCTGTAATGGGAATGGTGCTGACTTCAGAAAATACCCTGTCCCAGATTGCAAAAGATCGTACAATTCAAAACTGGACTTCAAAATACAATCCTAAGATGGGGCCCCGCCGCCCAATTATTTTGGATAGTGGGTTAAAGCCCGTTAAATTGGGTGACGAAAGCTTTAAAGATTTAGATTTTGATAATTCTATCAAAACTCATGATACAAAGATTTTAAAGGCCTTAGGTGTTCCTCCTATTTTACTAGACGGTGGAAATAACGCAAATATTGCTCCGAACCTACGATTATTCTACTTAGAAACTGTACTACCTATTGTTAATAGTTACGTTTCTGCATTAGAAAGATTTTTTGGATACGATGTTAGTCCAGTTACAAGCAACGTATCCGCATTGCAGCCAGAGTTGAGAGACTTGGCTGCCTACTACACAACACTAGTAAACGGTGGCATTTTGAGTCCAAACGAAGCTAGAGTTGAACTTCGCTATGAAACCAAACCAAACTCAGATGACATCCGAATTCCAGCAAATATTGCTGGGTCGGCAAGTAATCCAGGTGTTGGTGGACGTCCTAGCGAAACAAATTAAAAGGAAGCACATGGATAAAAATAAAGTACTACGAATAAATAGTGCTTTTTCCATTAAAAGTGATGCCTCTAGCGATAGTTCTGTTTATATCGAGGGCTATGCAAGCACAAACGATGTGGACAGACACGGAGACGTTGTCCCTAGTAGCGTGTGGGAAAAGGGCATCCAAAACTATCTTAAAAATCCAGTTATTCTAGCATATCACGACCATAGCCAGCCTATTGGTCGCATGGTAGAATACAAAGGGGATTCAAAGGGGTTATGGATAAAAGCCAGAGTTAGCTCTGCTGCAAAGCAGTTTTCTCTTATCAAAGACGGTATACTATCAGCTTTTAGTATTGGGTTCCGCGTTTTAGACGCAGAGTACAATTCAGCAGCAGAAGTATTTTTAATTAAAGAACTAGAGCTGGTAGAAATTTCCGTAGTTAGCGTTCCAGCAAATCAAAATAGTCTTTTTGAACTATCCAAGGCGTTTACATCGCCTGAAGAATATAAACTTTTTAAAGAGCAGTTTGCAACAGATCCCTCAGCTAAAGGGCTTGAGAACAAAAACGCAAACAGCAAGAAACCAAAGGAAGTCATCATGAATCCAGAAGATATCAAGCAAATGGTTGCAGAAGCAGCTAAGTCAGCAGCAGAAGCAATTGTAAAAGAGCAGCAAGCTGCTCAACAAAAGGCTCTAAAAGAAGCCGAAGAAAAGGCTCTTTTTGACGCAAAGGTAAAAGAAGCTGTTGCAGCTCACGTTACTACAGTAAGCACCGGTGCTGAAAAGCTTCTAGAAGAAGTTCAAAAGCGTCTAGAAACAGAGCGTGCTGAGAACAAGAAGGCTCTTGACGGCCTACACAGCGCTATCAAGGAAAAGGCTGCTGAACTAGAAGCCATCCAAAAGAGCAAAATGACTTTTGCTGACAAGAAGGCCGAAGACGGCGTTTCCTACCAAGAAAAGGAAAACGCAATTCTTCTAGCCAAGGTAATGGGCAAGAGCATTGATAGCACTCGCTACGGCAAGACAATCATCGAAAAGGCCGGTGCTCACCAGCCAACAAACGCCAATGTTAACTACTGGGAAACAGAAGTTAGCATGAACATGGAAAACGAAGTACGTCGTCGCCTAGTAATGGCTCCTCTAATGAGAGGCATTGCAATGCAGACAAACGTAATGAAGATTCCTGTAAATCCAGAAGCAGGTCTTGCAACATGGGTACAGAATTCAGAGTTTGGTACAGCTGCTTCAGCAGGTGCCGCTCAGACCCACCAGCTAAAGGAAATCACACTAAGCGCCTATAAGGTTGCCACACGTGAATACCTAGCATACGAAGAAG